GAACAAATAAAAAATTATTTGGATATTTCTTTAGACACTGAATTTTCTCGTTATTTAGGGCTTAAAAATTCCCAAATTTTGAGCGAAATCAAGCGTGGAAAATCAAAAATTTCCACCAATCTTGCTGTCAATATTTGCGAGAAATGCCCTAAAATTGATTACGAATGGATTTTGACGGGCAAAGGTGCAATGCTCCGAGATGCCGCCAACGTTGTCGCAAACAACAGCGACAACACCGCAGCCACTATCAGCGTCGGCAATGCCACCACCGACAGCGACCGACTTTTGACGCTGACGGAGAGTCAGCAAAGCACGATAAACAAACAGACTGACACCATAAATCGTCAATCTGCTATAATCGGGGATTTGACCGCCAGCGTCTGTGAACTGGCGGCGAAACTCGCCAAACTGTTGCCAGTTCTTACGGTGGTCGCCTTGATGGGCGGCAGTCTGGCAGTGTCGGGATGCAAAAAGGAGGTGAAATGCGAGTGGGAGAAAGTTCGATTAAAGGGCGATTATGACGTCTTCGGTACACTTGGAGAGGCGAACCCTTTCCCGGACACTTATTGGCATCGCTACGTCTGTGATGGCGAGTTAAGGAGAGAAATTGACTTTATTAGTGGCGACACTATCTATTACTAACCCTCACAATGCCGTCCAGCAATGACACCGCAGCCCTCCGCTTTTCGTCTACGATTTTAGCGTATATCTGCGTCGTGTTGATGCTTTTGTGTCCTAAAAGTTTGCTGACGGTGTAGAGGTCTGCACCCCTTGTCAAAAGCAAGGTGGCAAAGGTGTGACGGGCAGAATGGAATGTTATGTGCTTTGAAATACCAGCCCTCGCACACCACACGCCAATACGCAGGGCGGTGTTGGTCGGCGTTGGTAGCATAAAGATGCTTTCATCTGCCCTCCCTCTCTCGCCTAAGAGTGCCACAGCGTCTGGCGTAAGGTCGATGTATGCCAGCCCCTTTGTCTTGCGCTGTCGCAACTCGAGGCGTGTGCCGTTGTCGATGCTTTTCACGTCTGCCCATTTGAGGGCGGTGATGTCGCAACGCCGGAGCCCAGACAGACAGGCGAAAAGGAATGCCCTTTTCACCTCGTTGTCCTCGCAAGGGGTGGCGACTAACGCCGACACCTCCTCTGCCGTCAAGTACTCCCTCATCGTCTCCTCGCCACTTATACCCTCAACCTTTGACAACGGTGACGAGGCGAGCAATTCCTCCCTCACCGCCTCGTTAAACATTGCCCTCAACACCTTGTTATAGGTAGCTGCGGTATTGACGCCCAAACTTTGGGCTTTCAAGAACTCCACCCACCCGACACACCATCGGCGGTCAATGTCTTTAAGCATAACACCCTCCCTCCGCTCATATTTTCTCAGATATAAGAGCGTTGACCGCCAGTGTGTCCACCTCTGCCCTCCTCGCTGCCGGCGACGCTCAAGGCATAACAGGAAGTAGTCGAATAATAGCACATCGGGTGCTGGTGTGCCGAGGCCATAGAGCCCCCCACGCACCTCTGCCAGGCGTTTCGCCCTTATAGTTTCGGCAAGTGCCAACACCTCGGCGTTCTTCGCCTTGTTCGCCCGAATGTCGGGCAAAAGGTAGAGGTGTAGAAACTCATACCTACGCCGCCCATCGGCGTAGATGTCAAGATACAGCGATGCGCCGCCGTTGGTTGTTTTCTTCCTGCGTAAACGCACAGGGTCGTGTTCTGCTTTCATCTGTTACTCGTGATTTGTTGTGGTTTGTTACCCTGTTACTCGTGGCTTGTTACTCGTAACAAAATAGTAACAAAATAACGGCAGTTAAGGGGAAATAATTGCACACTTAAAAAATTTTATATGTGTGTTATATCTACCGTTATCTGCCGTTATTTTCACCGTTATAATCCTTATTGGATTTTAACACAAGCACCGCAATATGTTAAGTAATAACACATTGCGGTGCGTTGAGGATTGAGCGAGTAACAAAATAGCATCAAAATTTCTGCTTCTTGCGATAAAGTGGGTATTTCGCCACCCTACATCTCGGCGAGGTGTAGGGCAAAGGAAGGTGGTAGAGGCGAGACAACGACACGCCCACCTGGCGAGCGGTTAGATGGTCGTAAATCGCCGCCAATGACGTGGTGCATAGCACCTCGCCACTGGCGAGCGTTGTAACGTATACGGAGAGGGTGGTTTTCATGGCTTAAAAGATTAGCAGGACTTGGTAGCGGTGTCGCTTACTTTTTCACAATCCTCATACCAAGCGAGAACACCTGCCTCGGTGGCTATCTCTTTGGTTATGCCGTAGCGTTTGAGCCAAGCAGCGAGGTCGCGATTGCCTTTTCTGTTTTGCACAAGGCTTGATTTAACGCCGGCGAGGATAGCTTTCATCTGATTTGCGGTCATTTTAACGCCGGTGATGGTTGTGTAGGTCTGTGTTTTCATGGTGTTGTGATTTTTAATTGTTATTTTTTGTTTGTTTGTTTATGTTGCAAAGATACAAATATTTTCGAATATAACAACAAAAATTTTAATTATTTTTGCTATTTAGTGCGTAAAACGTTGTTATTTAGCAAAATAAAAATGTAAAAAATTTTCATTTTTCTTGAAAATCCGTCTAAATTGGACTAAAATTAGACTAAAATTGGACATTTTTCGGCATTTTTCGCAAACAAAACGCCACCAACCATGCAAACAAAAAAGGCGTTAAAAATCAATATTTTATGCAAAATTGTGATTTACAGTGTAAACAAAACCCCGCCAGTCGTCACTGACGGGGCAGTCCCTTGAATTATGGCTATTTCTCAAAAGGCACTATATTAACGCCGAAATCGTGTAATTATTGCAATAATCAGCCCCACAACCGCAGCGAGACCTACACATGCGAAACCCTTATAAAATTTCAACAACGGCGAGGCGACTGCCTCGCTCTCGATATAGACAGTGTCGGTCAAATAATGCACCACTGGAATAGTGTCCGCAGTGTGAAACTCTCTCACCCTCCACCTGATGATGCTATCATGTAGATAGACGCTGTCGCCCTTTGTCTCAATGGTATGCCACCTCTCCACCATTATAGTGTCGGTCTGCCTCTCGGTCTTTACGACCTCAATCGGCACCTCCCTCGTTATGATTTCAGGCGAGGAACACCCACAGAGGCACACAACCGCCCAAATGAGGGCGAAAATCGTTAAAAGCGTGTATTTGTCCATAATATTAATTTTAACGCCAAATAGGGGCGGTTATGCAAGTAGGCGATAGTGTTTGCCGTCAAATGTTAAAAACTGCTTTCGCTTATCATTTCTCGCTGTGCCCATGTGCACCCACCGACCGCCGTATTCATTGATTATCTGGTCGAACAGCAAGCCCTCTCGGTTGCTTTTAAGCATTTCAAACAGGCGGTTATTCTCAGCGATACCTAAGCCAGTTACGATGTCAGCCGCCAGTCCAAAGCGGTGTGCCGACGTTGCCGACCCCCCGACCGCCTTGTTTAACTCATCACAGCGATAACCACTGGTGACGTATAGGGGCTTTCCCCACATCGCTCTCACTGGGTCTAAAAGTGTCTCAACGAGGTATTCGAGATTGCCGACAACTGGCAGCGAGGGGTGGTTGTCAATACCTAACTCCACCGCCCTGTCGCTCCTTGTGAGTTCTTTAATGGTGAAATACTGCATATTGCTGAAAATTAGATTAATAACGCCTTTATATTGGTCGAGCCGTCTGCTTGTTGCTCTCGCTCTGTCAATAGCCACTCTCGACCATCCATCGCCACTCTTATAGCGTGGCTCACATCGTCAAACACAACGGCATTGGCGGTTATAAGTTGCGAGGTCGGGGGTGGCAGCATTGCCGAACTCGCCACTGCCGGCACAAGATTGCCAGTGTTGGCATCCTTGACCGCCAGCCAGTAATTGTGACCCCATTGCAAATCGCCGCCAGCGTTAAAATTGCGGAAAACGGCGATGTCGTTACCGTTGCCATCAGTGCCAGCGGTCGCCTGGTCTGCCGACATCTTGATTAACTCAACGCTCTCGGCGAGTTCATCGCCGCCGCTGTATGTCGCCAATAGGTCTCTGTGTGGCTCTTCCTCGCTGTCATTAGCGTAAACGGCATAGTTGTTTTGACCCACCTCGTCGGTGGTTATGTCGTAGCCCTCGATGGTGTAGCGTTGCAGTTGTAGGGGCGCATCGTCTTGAAAGTAGAGAGTGCCACCTCTGTATTGCAGCACACGACCACTGACGGATGCAATGTCGGCACAGAGTTGTGCGAGCGTTTGCGTTATGCAGGCACAGATGCCAGTTGTGCCAAAGTCAGGTGCGTTGTCGGGGGTGGCGAGGATGCGCTCTGATTTCCAAGGCTGCATCACCTCTAATGTGGAGGGAATTGTCACTGCCGTAATATTGGCACTAAAAACAAGCAATATGTGACCATACGGAGGGTTGGCGTGGTGTCCATTGATAGTGATTAAATCGCCGTCATTGTATGCTATATTGCTTAATGAGTGCCAGTTAGTATCGGACACCGTAATTGTTTCGACAAGTGTACTATTGACATATACACGCACATATACGTCATTGCCCGATATTGCCCTGACTTGTATGCTGTCGAGTGTGCCACTGCCTCGCATTGCATACCTCTCGTAGATGTCGCCAGTGCCATATAGTCTATAATACCTACTTATATAATTGCACGGCGAGACGAAGAATGCCCCGTCGGTATCTCCCGATATTCGCAATTTCTTGATGAATGGAGATGGCGAAATGCTATTCAACACTACGTATAAGTCGGGCGATACTCCCGTTGTGTCGATTGTGCCGCCAGCCCAGGCAGTGACGCTTTGCAACAATGTTGTTGCCTTGATGCAGGGCATAATGCAATCGCTAGGCGTTGTACCTCGCCCGTTTTGATAAGGCAACCACTCGACCGCAGGATGGTCGGTGTAGTAGGTTGTTTTGGGATAACAAAAGTAGAAATCGCCCCCAGCCCTCGCCGCAATATCACACACCCTCGCATTGTAGAGCGACGGCAGAACGTTGAGCGTCAGATAAGCACTTACGGTGTTGTCCTTGTACCCTCGCAGATACACCTTACAAGGGTAACTATCAACGCCCCCAGCGTATAGTCTTGCGTCGATAACCTTTGCGGTCGGTTGCGATAAGAACGACCCAAGCCCAAATGCTGACAAAACGTCAGCAGTTGCAGGCAACTCAAAGTCGGTACTCCACGCACCGCCGTCACCCGTCAAATCAATTGGGTAGGTGAAAACAGCATCTAAATCGAAAAATCGGTTATTTATTTCGAGTGTCATTTTGTCAGGCATTTAAGTTTCAACAAGTAGTCTCTCTTATAATCTTCTCGCACTATCGAATTGTCCACAACAAGCACATTGCGCATCGTAATCAAATTGCTATCCAACAACTCGCACACATCTCCGGCGAGGACATCCTCGATATACACACCCTCGTCGATGTCGGTGAATGCCACCGACAAAACGACATCAACGCCCGTTGAGTGTTGTGTCACCGCTCGGTTGAGTTCGCCAAGGGTGTAGGGGTTGCCATACTGCCACGAGTTAGGTAGTGCCGAGGGTTCGCCGCTGGTCTCCGTCTCGATGATGTGACCAGGCAGCCAACGCTCTGCGCCATCGGCGTTATAGTAGTGCAGCCATACGCCCTTTTGGTCGGGCGTAAAGCACCCACGCAATATCTTGACATCCCACTCGCTCTGCTCGCTCTCGCTGCCTATCTCTCCTCTCACAATGGTAGGAGGTTCGCCACAGCACACCTTTTTGTCCACCCACACACCCTCTCCCCACAACACCGTCTGCCCGACCTCGTATATCTGCTTTGCAGTGCTATCTCCCCTCTCCCATAGGGCATTTAATTGCTCGTAGTTGTCGATGTTGTCGTACTCTATTGAGTAGCGCAGTGCGAGGTTGCCGCCCAACTCAACCAACCGCACCTCGACGGCTGTCGTCGTCAGCGTAACGCTGATAACGTCAAGGCGAGAGGGTTGCACATCGGTCTCGTAATACCCCTTGCAGTTAGGCACTGCCGTGTATAATGTCAAGTTAGTGGCGTGGACAATTGTGCCGTTGTCGAGGTCGAGGTCGTAGCCGTCGGGATTGACAAACATACCCGACACATTGCCGTAATAGTAGCGATAGCTAGTCTCTTGGCGGTTGTGGTTGTACGACACCAAATGCCAGCGGTCGGGCTCTTCCGTCGCCACAAAAAAGGCGAGAAAGTCGGTCAGTGGGTCATTTGTCAAGACTTGCACACCGCCGCTCCACGGCGAGTAGTCATGCCGACACTTGATGTCGTGTAGGTCATAGGCTGCGGTGAGGTAGGTGAGCAGCGTCTGCCAACCGCCTATGCTGTTGCCGTAGGTGACGGTGGTGATGTCGGTTATTAGGTCGCCATACTTTCGCCATACAACAACAATGTCACCGCCATTTGTGCCGAGTTGTACCTCTTCTAAGGCATAAATATCACCGCCAATGTCTCGCACACCATAGTCGACACTATCATTGCCGTTAAATGCCATAATAGCGACATGGTCGCTGTCTGCCTCGAAAGTCGCTGTATAGTCGTAATTGCCATTAGCTGTATAGACATCGACGCTGAAAGTGCCCATGTTGCCATAGTTGAGCATTAAGAGCGTCGAGCAGTCGATGTAACCGCTATATGGCTGTGTGCCTATACCTACAATCTGCCAGCGATGCTCAGTGTCGGGCATTGGATGAAAGAGGTATGGTTGTACATTTCCATTGCTATTCGTGCCATATAACCTTACGCTGTCTATTCCGTGTGACCAGCCACAATCGGCGATACACCCATCTTTCTCGTCGGTGTGACTGCTGACGTGTAAGATAGTGTCACAGTCGCCGACTACCATGCCTACAGGGTCGCCAGCGTTGCCACTCTCGGCGTTGTCGCCGACGCTCACAACGCCGTCAAAGGGCATTATGTAGGTGGTCATACTATAGCCGTCGGGTACATAGATAGCACTCTCGGCGTAGTGTGTGCGGTGGGTGTAGGTCTTGCCGTGGTAGTACCAAAAGGACACATCGACAGTGTCAGTGTGGGTAACATCGCTCAAGTCTACCACCTCGGCGGTGACTTGGGTGTAAATCTGCACACCGACGGCAGACAGTGACCGCAGGTAGAGCGTTAAGTCTATCGCCACCACCGCCGTGGTTGTGATTTGCGACACTAACGTGTCACCGCCAATAACGGCGGTCAATTTGACGCTCTTGTGGGGGTCGTTTGGATAATATACCAACCACTGACGGTCGCCGTCGTAGGCGATGGGGTCGGGTATGCTAAAATCTCCGTTGGTCGTGAGAATATCTCTCATAGTGTTAGTGTTTTATAGTTGATTTTCTTTTACTTGCACCCTCTTCGCAACCCTCGTTATCTCCTTGACAGAGACAACTGGTTGAACGTCTGCAACTGCATCTCTCATCACCCCTGCGAGGGTGAGATAGTCAATGGCGACACCTCCACGTGCGTAATGGTGGGTGGTTGTGACGTTAGGAAAAGGTCGCCCACCACCCTCTACATTCCATCTGCTTAAAGTGTCGTAGTGTGCCGCTGTCGCTCTCGCCGTCATAACGCTTTCGCCATTCGACAGCATCGCTGGTATGCTGTCGCTGGTCGCTGTGCCTGCACCGACAACCAAGCCACCCTCTGCCATTGCGTTTATCTTCGCTTTTTGCTCGGTGTATTGCTGTGTCGCCGTCTTTGCCTGCATAATGCCACTTAACAGAGTGGCAATGCCGCTCGTTATAACCGCAATCATTGACGCTATTTTGACGGCCGGCCCGCCGACTGTCTCCGCCATCGCCTTAGCACCAGCGGCATAGGTGTTTGCCATGCCGCTTGCCTGCGAAAGCACAATGCCTGCCATTGTGGCAGAATACTGCATCTCAACGTTCTTCAACGCCTCCGCTTTCTCGGCCTCCGTCAATTCCTCCTTGTCGCCTATAATTCTATCAACCTCTTGCGAGTAGTAGTTCGCCATTGTGCTAATCAGCCCCTGCACCGCAGCGGTCGCACTTTTCATCGCTGACTGTGTGTTCTTGGCGATGTTGTCGTTGTCGCTCTCGATAGCGTCGGCGGTCGTTTTGTAGGCATCGGCGACGCTTTTAACCTGCTCTTTCCACGCTTCCAGTGTGCCGAAAGTTGCAATCGCCTGCTCCTCGCTCATTTCTGCCAAAGTGTCATATAACGCTTGCAACTCTGCTTTCTTGCCCTCTAATAGTGCCACGTGACCCTCGATGTCCCTTGCATCGAGGTTGCCCAGCGTCTCGGTGTAATGGTCGTTTATTGCCTTTAATGCCTTGGCGGTCTCGCTGGCGTTGAGTGTTGCGAGTTGCTTTGCGTGGTCTTGCTCAAGTTTGGCAGTCAAAAGCATATAGCGTTCTGTCTGTTCTGCCTGCTTGACCATTGCCGCCGACACTGCCTCGTTGTACTGCTCGGCGGTGAGTGTGCCGTTCTTGTACCACTTTTCAAGGTCGGCGAGGCTCTCGGCGTACGCCTGCTTGTCCTGTGCGATAGCGTTGGCGAGGTCTCTGCTCTGTAGTTCGTAGAGTGCCTGCACCTTTTCTCTGCCCTCCGTCAGTAGTTGCACACGCAACTCGGCATTTGAGCGTGTGAGGTTGGCAATGTCTTGTTCTCGCCGTTTGGCGATTTCAAGGATGGCGGCAGATAGGTTCTCGGTCTTGAGGCGTATCGCCTCGGCGATTGCGTCGGCTTGGGCAACGGCGTTTTTATATTGCTCGCTATTAGTCTCCTTTTGATGCTTGCGTATAAGTTCCCTCTGCTCGTTTAGCTTCTTTTTAAGGTCTGCAATTTCTTTGTCGTAGTTTAGTTTGGCAAGTAGTTCAGTGCGCTGGTATTCATCTTTAATTTGACCGATGCGTGTCTCGGCGTTCTTGCGTTGTAACTCTTCCAGCGTCTTTGCCCGCTCCTCTTGCCGTTTCTTGGCATCCTCCGCTCTCTTCTTGGCATCCTCGGCGGCTTTCTTCGCCTCTTCCTGTTGTGTCTTGCGAAACGATGAGATTTTCTTCGTTGCGTCTGCTTCCACTCGGTCGATTGCCGCCTCGGCATTCAAAACGGCTGCTTGCAGTTGTGCAACCTTGTCTTTGGCAGCATCGCTGGTGTCGCCCTCTGCCTTTATTCGTAATATTTCAAGACGCAACTCGTCTTTGGCGATTTTCAGACGCTCTTTTGCCGTTGCTTTCGAGATTTCAACCTGCTTTTTTAACGCTTCCTCTCGCTCTTTCGCCGACTTGGTCGTGTCTTGGTAGATTTGGGCGAGTTTCGCCTGCTCCTTGCCATCTTTCGCCTCTTGGATAGTGAGCTGCCGTCTTGCCTCTTCTATCTTGTCGAGTAGTCTCACCTGCTCTTCCTCCGCCTCGGCGAGTTCGTTAAGCCCTGGTATGATAGACATTATCGCGCCGGCAATGCTGCTTATACCCTCGATTATAGGGGTGATTATCTTTGCTAAAAAGTTAAAAACTTGCTTAATAACATCGCCTAACGCCTTAAAGCGACCTTTTAGGCTGTCGAGAGCGGTGCTGGCATCGTCGCTCCGTGCAAACGCCTCTTTGAGTTTGTTGAATGCCGCCACTGCGATAGCGATAGTGGCCGCTATTGCACCGATGATAGCACCGATGGGGGTGGCGAGGAATTTAAGGGCGGCAGCGGTCAAAGACTTAACGCCGGCGACCGCACCTTTAAGCGACCCTGCGAGGGTGGTCGAGGCGGCCGCCTGGGCAGTCTCCGCACCTGCGGCTTGTTGGCTCGCCGTTGCACTCGCTCTCGTCGCCGTTGTAAAACCTATTGTGCGCCGCTGTGTGGTCTCCATAGCGTCACCGACGTTGGCGGTCGCCTGTGCGGTGGCGTTGATGCTTGCTGTGTCTTGCGGTGCTTGCTTTCCAAGGTCTCCCAGTGTGCGGCCGAAACCTTGCACTGCTTTAACGCCTCTCGTGATTGGACTATTAGCACCGAACACTTTTTCAATCACACTGCCGAAACCTTGCATTTTTTCAGCCGATGCGTCCCAAATGCTCTGATAGTTGCCGACATTGCGTTGAAATCTGCCAGTGGCTTGTTCTTGCTCGCTGACGGCTGCGGTGAGGTCGTCAATGCCTTTTTTAAGGCGTTGCCCTGCATCGCTGGCACGTTCCGCACTGCTCATTGCGTCATAGTCTTTGAGTAGTAGTGCCAACTCTGCCCTCATAGCGTTAAGGCTCTCACCCATCGCCTCCTCTACTTGCTTTGCCTCCTTCTTCGTTCTCGTCATCTCGCCGTTGAGGGTCTTGATAGCGTCAGCGTTGGCGATTTGTTCCTCTGCATTCTTGGTTAAGGCTGCGGTGTTAGCTGCCATTGCGTCGGTGTACTCCTGTTGTGAGATAGCGCCGCTCTTGAGGGCAGCGGCGAGGTCTCGCTGCTGCTTGGTCAGTTCCTTTTCCTCTGCTTTCAGCATCTTTTGCTCGACTTTCAAGACTGCCAACTGCTTTGTAATGTCCGCCAGTTCGCTGGCGACGTTCTTGGCACGTAGTTCAAGGTCGATGTATGTTATTTGTTCGCTGTCTGCCATAAATTACAAATGTATTAGGTTGTTGATTTGTGCTTGTAGTGCGATAGTCGCCTCCGCTTTGAACTGGTCTATACGTTCACTGACGGCGGTGGAAAAGACATCCTCGCCACCAATTTGGTGTGCCTTTGTACCCTCATGGATGATAGTGTACGCAATGCCGCCGCTTATCCGCTTGCTTTTGGTGCTGTCATCGCTGATAATGTGCTTGTCTTTAGCCCATTGGTGTATTTTCTTGAAAAACCATGTGCCTCGCAGTGCTGGCGCACTGCCTTTTTCAATATATGGAAACCATTTCGGCACAAGCACCTTGGCGGTCACTGTGTCGCCCTCTGTTGTCACCTCCGTTGTGGTCTCTCGAATGGTGCGACCGCTGGCGGCCCTCCCTTTCTGCGTCATTTCCATTGCCACTATATGTACAATGTCTTTGACGCACTCATCGGCGAGGTCTTGCAAGTATTTGACGTTGATTGTTTCCATAGTGTCAGTGGTTGCGTTGTTGGCGGTCTTGTTCTAACTTGCGACGCTGTTGTACGTCATAGTTCGCTTGATACATAGCACTTGCCGACTGCTGTTTGTGGTATATCAGCCAGTCGCCGACTGGCAGTCGCTCTGCCTCCTCTGTGCTGTGTAGGTGGTACGCCTCGACGGTCTCCAATAGGATTGCCTCGGCGAGACTTGGAAATTCCACGCCCTCGGCGGCTGCTTTCTGGTCTGCCGACGGCTTGGGTTGCCAACGCTGAATAAGTTTAAGCAACCGCTCAACGCCCTGCGTTATGCCTTTGGCGACCCTCACCGCTCGCACCTCGTCTTTGTCCGCTATCTGTTTGGCAACAACCTCGATGTGCGATGCGTCTGCTAGTATTCGACACAAGTCCCCAATGGTCAGCGTTGCGACGTTGTAGGGTTCAGGGTCTAAAACCTCGTAAAGGGTGGCGAGTTCGTAATCTGTCAGCATCTCGATGTGTGGTTATTGAGGCATCTGCCCGTTGTTTTCTCGGTCATGTCAAGCGATACGCAAATGCCCGTGAGGTTACGGTTGTTTACATCGTAAAGGCTCATAGCGTCGGCATCGACTTTGTTTATGTGCAACTTTCTGCTGTGCTTTACTCTGTCGCAAAAGTCCACCGCAGCATCTATGCACCAGTCGATAGATGCCTCGTTGCTTGTTGCATTGAAGTCGAGTTGTGATTGTGGCACTAAAAAATACAATTTCACCGTCACCCTCTCTCTCGCCGCCACCTCATCAAGTTCAAGCGTCCACTTTGACGGTACAAGAAAAACGACATAAGGGCGTGGGGTTGTCGAAAACGACACACTGCCGAGGTGTACGTTTGCCTGCTCCGGCCATGTGTAACACCAGCCGTCAATGGTCGGTGCGTCGCTCGGCAGTTCCATCGCGTTGAGGAGGTCCCAAATTTCGCTGACAACGTGCATCGCTATTCCTCCGTGTCGTTGGTTATGGTGTCGGCAGTGTCGCCCTGCTCCATTGTCTCCTCCGTCACCTCCTCGGTGTCGTCGGTGTCGCTCATTGTCGGCAGCGGTGCAGTTATCTCGTTATATACCTGCTCGGCGGTCTTTTCCTCCGCCTTGACTTCCTCAACCTTTGGGATCTCTTCCGTTACCTCCTCCACCTTGGCGGTGGTCTCTATTCGACGATATAAAACGCCAGCAAGTCGGGGGTTCTGTGCGAACAACTTGCGAATAACGCTCTCGGGGGTCAGTGCCGAATAGGTGCGACCTGCTACGCTGACGGGGCGTATCTGTAAGAACACAAAGCGACCTCCACGGGTGACAGTTGTCTCGCCAGTCTTTTCTTTCATCTTTTGAAGTCGGTAGCATTCTAGAAGTGCATCAAGGTAGCAATTCCTGCAACGCCCACTGCGGATGGTAACGCCGTAGGATTTGGCGATGCGTGAAATTTCAGCCTTTATTGTGGCGTTAAGACTGCCAGCGGTGACGGTCTTGTAATATTCGTTGATTTGCTGTGCTGTCATAAATCTTAAAATTTTAACATTTGAAAACCAAAGGCGGCAGCGGTATCTCCGCCACCGCCTTGGCAAACACTTATGAAAACAGAATGATTGAGCGATTACGCTGCAGGTGTCAAAAGTTCATTGACAACTGCACAGGTGTCGCCAGTCTCGCAGACAGTGAAAGTGACAACGGCAGGAGGGGTATTGGGGTCTGCCCATTCGGCAACCAGCGTAAAGGTCTTTCCACTCGCAGTGTCGGTGATAACCTTGTTTGCGCCCTCGTCTGTCATCTCGGCGTTGGTAAAGGTGTAGGTGGTGCTGGTGGCGGTTATTGTCACAGTGCTATCTACCGTGCCGTCCTCATTGACGACCATGTCGCTGGTGGTTACATCGTCGGCAGTGTAGTCGGTGCAAGTGGCGGGCATGAAGAACGTCGCGGAACGTGCGATGTTCGCCTCTTGGAGTTCGACCAGCCAAGCGTCGTTGTTCTCGTATCTCGTCTGCTGGAGCGAGGACATACGGAGACCCTTGTCGATGCCGTATATCTGCCACTCGTTGTCAATGATGTTGTTGCTGTCTTTGTGCAGCCACTGGTTGTTGACGATAACAACGTAGCGGCCATTCGCCATCGGGGTTATAATATCCCTTGCTGGCTCTGCACCGTCGAGGGGAATAAACCCCGACACCGTTGCCGTGAAGTCGTTGCGGAAGTCATTGACATTGGCGGCGGTGTTAGTACCGGTGAAGGGGTTGTTGCGCTCCTGTACGAACTTATAACCACGCTTGCCCGTGGCGAGAACGATGGAGCGGATGATGTGTGGATTTTGAGCATCACGGACAACGCTGGTAATGTCGTCATAATTGATTATTACCCCCGTGGGGTTGATGCCTGAAAAAATAGGGTTGTCGCAATCTTCGATAATGTCCTTAACGAGTTGCGAGCCGCAAAGCATCGCACTTAAACAATTTGCCATATCTATTTGATTTTTTTTAGTTGAAAATTGATTGACTAAAGCAAGCGGATAGGGCGATTAACCAATTAACCGCTATCGCCCCTCCGCTATTAGTTGTTTAGGCGTGAGTCAAAACTGCACCGCAATTCAAGCCCATGCCGCCACCTGCGAAGGTCTCACCTCTGTAATATTTCTTGTTATAGAGGTAGTCCTCCCAGGAGATGAACTCGAAATTATCCATGCGACCAACGGTATAGTAGCGGCTGGGATGCATAGCGATAACACGGGGGTCGCCAGTGCTGCCAGTATTCGACAGGTAAGGCACAACGACGATGTCGCTAACACCGAGCATGTCTTTTATCTCGTCAATGCTGGCGTAACGAGTGGTGGCACCAGTGCCGCCGACGTACTTGCGGAGCAGGAATAAGTCATCTTTGCCGAGGAAGAGGATGGTGTCCTCACCGTTGTAGATGGGTGCGATAACGGCATCCATAACGTTCTCGACAAAGTCCTTGTTGCTGTCGTAAGGGGTGGAAGGTGCATTGCCTGCAATCGTCTCGAAAGAGGTTATCTGGTCATCGGGGGTCGAGTTGTTGTCACCCACGAGGATGGCACGGCCAATGCTGTAATACAGCTGGCGTGAAATCTCGTCGGCAACCCACTCCAAGAGTTGACCGTCATCCTCGAACTCGACTATACGCTCGAGAGGTAACAGTTTGTAGATTGCTTGGAGTTCGATAATCTTCGACTCGAGAGTGACAAACTGCTCAACCTTGACATTGCCCGACCCTCTTTTGTGACCCTTGGCACGCACCGCCTCGTCATCCTGATTGTCGGGGGTGTAACGGATTGCGAAACGCTTTGCACCCGTATTGTTAAGACGGCGCAGCCAGTTGGTGTCGCTGTTCCAGTTGTCCTCGATGCGAGAGCGCATCAGTTCGGGCATAAATGCCTCGCTGCCGTCGGTAGTTATGCCGTTGGTCTTGAGTTTGTCTGCCCACTCACGGCGGAAGCCGTCAATGTTCTTAGCGTTATTACGCAGTGCGGCGGCATAATCTTTCACTGCCTGCTTGCTCTTCAAATAGTCGCTGTTCTGCGAGGCGACAGGTGCAACGTCTTTCACCTTTTCCAAGGCGGCGTTAATCTTCTCGTCAACTATATCTCTCAACTGGTTGACGATGGTGTCCACGCCGTTCTCGTTGTCTTCGGCGGCTGCTCGCTGGCGTAACTCTTCGAGAGATGCGATAGTCTCGTCGATTAATGCCTGTGCGTCGGTGTCGAGTGAGTTAAAACTTTCGGCAGATTTCGCACCTTTCATTCGTTTAAGCTCGATGTCAATCAAGCTCACAATGCTTTTGTCTTTTTTCATAGCAAAAATATTATTTGGTTATTATTTTGTTTTTTATTTTCCTTTTCGTCGCCTTTTTTGGTCGGCAGTTCGTAACCGATGAAAGACTTGCGGAGGTTGTTCTTGGTGAATACTGCATCGGGGTCGGCTGGCATTGCCACAACGGCAACCGCCGTCACGTAGAAGTCGCCGGCGATGTAAGATTTCTTGTCGTCGTTAATGTTCACATCGTCGACATAACCCTCCGTGCTAAAGCTGTCCACCTTGCCGTTGTTTATGTAGCGCAACACTCTCAACCGCTCGGCTGTTGCATCGTCTATCTCGGCAGTGATATAGAGCCCCACCTCGTCGGTGTGCATTCCGGTAATCTTACCTAAGATGGCCGTGGGGTTGTGGTCGAAGTTTATGAACGGATAAGCACTCAGAGCGTTGTAAGTTTCGAGGCACTTGTCAAATGACGATCTCACCACCTCCTCGCCGTTAAGGTTCGGCTTGCCAAAGTGTGCGGCATATCCCTCTATCTTCATAGTTCAATGTTTTTTAGTTTCTCGGCAATTCGCTCTCTCGCCTCCGTGGTGTCGATGCCCGACTGGTCGGCAAGTGCTAGCACCTTGAGGGTAGTCTCAAGGGTGGAAAGCGTCGCCTTCTGCTCGGTGGCGGCAATGTCGGTATTGTCGATAGTGAAAGTTATATTGTCGCTCGCTACGAAAAGCGAGGTGTCGAGTTTGACGCTGTGACGGATAAGCAAGAGCAACTGCTCTGCTATCGGAGCGATGCAGTTGCTATAGAACAACTTGACCGCCTGCTCCATGTTGGCGTAGGTTGATGCACCGCTGAAATTAATAAGGTCAAATGGCACGGAGAAATAGTCACAGATTAATTTCAGAGTCTCGGTGACCTTACCACGCAAGTTGAGGTCGGCAACGGGTATCGCTATTGGCGTGTAAGAGATTGCACCAGTAGCAATGAGGAACTGGAACTTGTCGGGCGTTATGCCGACTTTCTTTTTAACCTCACCTAAAAACGCCTCTTTCTCCGTGGGTGTCATCGGCATTTCTTTTCCGCTGATAATGCCCAACGCCCCCAGGCTCTCCGTTAGGTATTCGTCACCGCTTCGAAGTGTGTCTACCGTCTTGAACTCGTTGCGTAAAATTTTGAACGCCGACAACCCCTGCAGTTGGTATTCGGGAGAATAGACAACAGAGTAGCGACTGCCTGCTGGTTCAAAGACGTGACCGCCGTCGGTGGTCTTGGGGTTAATCACCAGTTCCGGCGATGCAGTGTTGGAGACATCTATTACCATGTAGCCCTTGTCCCAGTACTGCCACACCAACGCCTCGGCGTTCTTCATTACAAACTCGCACAAAGCGTCCACCGTCTCGCTCTCAAGGGGCGAGGAATTGTAGAACCTAACGGAGCGCAGGCCGCCAAAAATGCGGTTGACGACCAGCCACAGATAGACATCGCTGTACTTGCGTTTCGCAAAGTAGAAACCAGCCTGCCCAGTGCGCAAGAGGTCGTTCGCCTCGTGAGCCCTGGCGTCATAGCGGTTGCGTCGAAATATGTCCATGAACTTCATTGTCCCCTCCCTTTGAGTTTGCCGTCTATGTAAGTTTTAACACCGAACACACTGCCAGCGTATATGAGCGTTTGGGCGGTATACCACAGAACACTGTCGTGTACCTCTCCTCGGGGTTCGACGATAAAGCCGGCAATCGTCAAGCCCATGCCGCTTGCGAGCATAATAACGGCGGTGATGGCGGCGAGGCGGTCTTTCATCGGCGACCTCCTTTCGATGTGCTGTCGAAGAACTTGGTCGTGTAAGCGGTCGAGAGGTTGGGGGCGTTATAATGCCAGCCCATCACCTCGCAATATTGAGCAGTACCATTGCGGAAGAATAGTTCGAACATCTTGCCAGTGTCAAAGGCGTTGGCGTGTTCGCTGTATTCATCTTTTTTTCTAACACTGCCAAAAGACGTTACCACAATGTCTTGTGTTTGCAGCAGCATCGACACAACGCCACAACCGATGAGGTTGCGAAATCCGCTAAACATCAAAACATTCTGCGGGGGTGTGCCGCCGTCGGTGAGCATACCGCCATCAATGGCTGGCGGTGTCGGCGTCAGTGCCGCCCATCCGTCGAGTAGTGTGTAGTTGGTAATGCCAACCATCTCCGACAATGCGCTCTCGATGGCGGTGATAGCGTCATTAATGGCGTTATCCGTCACGGAGAGTTCGACGCGGAAGTGCTGGCGTATATATGCAACGTTACAAATCATAACGCTTGCAAAATACGCTAAAAAGATTTAATTATTTGAAAATGTGTTACTTGTTGTGTTACTTGTTGCAACGCCTAAATGGATAGTTTACAGACGATAAAGGCGTAACGAGTAGCGTCGATTGCGTGGTCGTCGCCCTTGATTTTTCCACCCTCGGTGAGTTCGTAGCATTCAAATTCTTGAGCGGTTGCGTCGCCGCCCTCGACGATTACGACACCATCATAACAGAGCATTTGACTAATGCCGTCAAGTATGGCAGTTTTGTAGCATGGCTGGATGGACCAGTTTAGCCGTCGGAGGTCGGCAATGCGCCCCTTGCCCATGCCTCCGTAATCTGCTCGGATGTCGCAGTACTGGTTAAGTCCTGCCTGCTGCATCCTCCGTGTTAGCACCTCATTGCTCGTCAGTCCTTGCTCGTAGATGATTTGGCGGATATAGATTTTGTTGTTGGCGATTTTGACGCCCACCAGCACAGTCGGGTCGCCGTCAGTAGCAAAGCCGAAGTCCATACCATAGACCTCGGTGCATTGCAATTGCTGGTACTCTTCGAGGGTGCATCGCTCGATGCTGCCGAACACCTGCCCGACCATATTAGCGAAGTTACCAAGATAGTAGACCTCATAGACATAGCGGTCATGCATCGACGCAGTGGGCAGTAATGCTCGCTCTTTCATCCGCTCAAATTCCGCTATCTGCTCCGCTGGCAGATAGTCATTATCCTTGAATGTTGTACAAAGCAAGTTGTGACCATCGGGGGCGACAAGTTTCGACACCCACGATGATTTGGTAGGGTTGTAGTTATAAAAACACTGCTTGCGAGTGCCTAACACGAGGGTGTCGGCAATGTCCTCGGTCATGTTCACCGCCTCGTTGATGAAGAGGTAGTCGCACTGACTGCCCTGTGCTTTGGTATAGTCATCGAAATTACAAAAGTGCCACAGGGCACCCTCTGTTGTCGCTTTGTCTGCCTTTGGCTCGATGCCGGTAATCTGCACAAAGTCTTCGATGGTTTTTAAGAGTTGGGGGTGCTGGTAACACACAACCATAATTTTGTTTTCACCACCACTGGCGGCACATAAACGCAAGAGGTGGCGAATAGTCGCCTGCGTCTTACCACTACGGCGACCGCCTTGTAGTAAGACATGGCGACTGTCTCGGTTGTCGTAGAAGAACTGCTGATAGGTCAGTGAAAAGGGGCGGTATAGATAAGCGTAGGGGTCGGCTTGTCTCGCTTGAACGACCGCCGACACTGTGGCGGTCATTTCAACCCTCTGAACTTCCTCGCCTTTGAGCTTGGCGAGGAACTCGGCCGACTTGGTGTTGCCATCCTTGACCGCCTTGCGATACTGCTGCAACACCAAAACTTCGTCGTTGGTCAGTCCTTGAAATTCGTTCTGCGGGTCTGCCGTCTCCATCTCGCCGAAAATCTTTGCCGCCTCCCTCATGCTCTTGGCTCTGCGCCTTGATGCTCCGCTATTAATGCCGCCCTTGCGTTGCATCTCCCTCACTTGCTCCTTACTTCGCCGTGTGGTCGGTATAAGGTTCTCCCTGCCGTCTCTTCTGCCCTCTTTCGGCTCTTCTTCGTCAATGAATGTCGGCAGTGTGTTGTCGGTTGTCATAGTCTTATTGGTTTTAGTGGTTAAAATAGTTTCATCTGCTCGCCGTGCTTGGTGCGGGCGAGTTTTGGGTTATCGAGGAGGCGGTTGATGTTGTCCTCATCCACACCGAGAGGCGGTATTCTCTGCGCATTAATGCTCGCAGATGGGATAATAATTTCTTCATTGGTTGTTTGGATTTGGTTAGTTTAATAATTCGGGGTTGTCGTGGATGTTGCCGATGACGTCTCTCATTGGTCTTGCGTATTTGATTGTTCGACTTTTGTTATCTTTATCAGTCCAGCGTTGCCGAACTGCGTCGCTGGATAGGCATCCACCGTGATGGTGCTTCTCTCGTCCTCTGGGCGGTCGAGCCATAGTTGGTGGCGGAGCACTTGATGTATGTCAAATAGGATGTCGGCAGTGTCGTCATATTTGATGCCATAGAGCGAATTGCTGGAAAGTCCCCAGAATCTTTGTTTAATCTGCTTTGCAAGCACCTCGGCATCATTGCGCATTTCGCCCCAGCCGCCCTCGAACTCGTCATCCATTATCTTGCCTGTTGCTTCTTTGCAACGCTTCTCCCAAGCCTGTTCCATGAGGCTCTGATATGACCAATTCTGCCCACAGATAAGTCGGGAGAACTCGTTGCAGGCGTAGGACAACGCTTTTAATTGTCGCTCATTGAGCGTTATCTGATATTCTTTTTCCATAATACTTTTTGTTTTTTTGCTCCCGACATTTGTGTCGTTAGCAAGTTGTAACTATAATTTTTTGAATTAGTTATTGCGGCCTAATCCATATATTTTACATATTATTTCGTCCTTCGCCTTCTCGACGCACTCCTGACAGTAGGGGTGGCTGGGTATATCGGGGTCGATGTTCGGCCAAAATACCTCTGCCTGCTTGCCGCAGACGATGCACTTGCAGTCGCTGGCTTTGATTTGATATAGATTGTCCATGGTTATAAAAGTGGTTTGGCAATTTCTATTAGGTCGCAGAAGTTTGTCAAAAACATATTGCGGAGTTCTTTTGTTTTGAATGAGAAAAGGCTTTGGGTATGGTATCCAGCTGTGGTTCGTAATTCGTTGAAATAAAAGTAGAAAAAGTACTTTGCTTCGTTATCTGTCCAGTCAGGCTGCCAGCCGTCGTTGTAGCAGTCACGAAGTTGCACCAACTGGCATAGGGCGAGCATTGCTTCGGCGTACTTTTTATGAGGCAGTACGTTTTTGTCGCCTTCAGGGGTTCGCCTTGATATAATCCCAAATATACACACGTTCGAGTCTCTACCAATATACGCTTCGCCATCTTTGCGTGGATGGGTCTCGCAGAACTCTTCCCACGTCGTCGGCAGTGTGTTGTCGGTTATTTCCATTGCGTTGTGTTTTTATCGTTAAAAAACGGCAGTGCGGCGGTCGTCAGTGGTTGCTGTCCTGTTACTGTGGTATGCAAATGTGTGTTGTGTAAGGACTTGTTATGCTGATATAGGCAAATCTTTTGCGTTTTCACCGCAGCCGAAACAAAGAACTCTCCGCCACAACTGCCGTATTTCTCATTTTAAGGGGTTAATTTTGGGCTTTCATAAGTTCTGCGAGCATTTCTACATTGTCGGGCGTTTCGTGCCGAAATTCGCCCGTTTCTTGCGTTTCTTGCCCGTCAGTGTCTCCGTAGAGCATCGCTACCTCTCTTCTGTCCCGCTCCGCCTTGGCTCGTAGTTCCTCGTTGGTGGGCGGCAGTTGGGTTTTGATTGGCTGCATCTTCAAAGACTGATAGAGTGCATCGAGTTGCTCGGCGGTCATCTCGTAGCGGTTACGGCTGTTGTGAGCGTCAAAGCTCTGCCTGTCTGCCTCCTCGGTGCGTATCTCGGTGTATTCTTCCAGCCACTCGAAGATGGTTGCCTCGTTTATACGCTCGTAGGTCTTGCCGAAGTCGCCCCTCCGTGCCATTTGAAAAACGATCTTCAGGTCTGCTATTGTCAGATAATAGTAGCGGTCATCCGTCAGTAGGTCGGCGGCACAATACCGCAGCGACTGCTCGCTCATCAAGTTATTAGCACCTATCGCCTGCTGTGCGTTGTCTATCATCACCGCCAGTGCGTCGGTGGCGAACTCCTCGTCCTCCCTCCTCCACTCGGCGAGGGTCTTGAGGTCGGGGTTTGTAGGCACTAACACCTTCTGCTCTCGCAGCTCTGCGAGTTTCGCCTTGCCAGCGTCGGTGAGTAGCCCTTGACGCTCGGCAGTTTCAAGGGTCTGCAATTCTCTCTCCTCGCACTCGTTTAGACGCTTGGGGGCGTTCAAAATCTCTGCGAGGGTCAAATCTCTCGCTGCGGTGCTACCGTATAAAGCCAGCCCTGCGTAGTCGCTCGATGCGTTCTTCACTATACTTTTGTTCATAATTTGTTGTGTTATTGTCAGTTATTACAAATAATTTTTGAAAGTAGCGGTTAATGTACGCTATATCCCAGTTGTCCTGTGTCAACTTCCCTCCCTTTTTGTACGCTGATAAAAAGAACCCCCTCATCGTCTCCACCACCTCGTCGTCCGTCGGGTGTGCCTCCTGCTCCTTTATCCCTGCATTGACGTTTGCCTTGTACATCGCCGTTGCGACCTTTCCAATGAGTTTCTTGAGGTCATTTGTGACGCTAAAGGTGTCAATGTAGTCTTTGCCGACGTTTCGGCGGTATGTCTCCACCCACACCTCCAGTACCCGACCATATCGGTCTCTGACCTCCCCGAATGGGGGTAGGGGGGGTATTTGTTCTGTATTTGTATCTGTATTTGTTTTGTTATTTGTATTAATAGGTGACTTACCGCCATTTTTGGCGGTACTTTCCGCCATTTTTGGCGTATGCTTACCGCCATTTTTGGCGGTACTTTCCGCCACAGTTACCGCCAAATTTGTCGGTAAGTAAGCGACCTCGCCAAATGTTCTGCCGTCGGTGGTGATTAGCCCTGCATCCGTGAGTGCTTTGAGGTGTCGTTGTAGCGACCGCAGCGAGCAATGAGCGTCAGCCGCCAGCCGTTCTTGACCCCAAATGTAGCGACTATTGCGAGAGCCTACAATCACCCCAAGCACATAGAGGGCTGGGAGACTGTCGCAATACTGCCACCAACGTTCTTGTATGGTATTAAACACCATCATCCTTTACGCAGTTTTTTCTCTTCTGCCAGTTGGTGTTTAACCACCTCTTTGTCTCGCTGTAACTGCCATTTGTAACAACACAGCGTGTGCTGTTGCAGCCATAAAATAGGGTTGTCTATCGCAGAACTGCCGAGATTGTGGACGTTGGCATCCACCCGATTATATCGGCAGTTGAGGCACTTGAGCGTCAGCGTCTCGCAACTCTTGACATTGCAGTGCTGCCGGGGTGCTATTGGATAGCCCTCATACGTCACTGTCTCGCCATAATGGCCGACTTGGATGGCACACACCACTGGCGTGTTTGTCTTGTGCATCTTCATTTCTTTACCTTGTTTTGAGGTTTACGCAAGCCGTAGGCACCGTCAAAGCCGTAGGTCTTGAGCAGCCGCCTTACAGTCTCGCCACCGCAGCCGTGCCTGTTGCCTAACCAAGCATATAGCAGCGTTACGCTGTTAAACTCGCTGCGGTGCTTGAAAAAATCTTCAAGAATGGCGTGGTTACGCTCTAATCTGCCGATTTCCGTTGTTGTTAATTTGTTTTTATCCATAGGTATTTGTGTTTTGCGTTGAAAATTAGGGGAGAGAGCGGACTATTTGTCCGCTCTCATTGGGGTTGTTTACTCACCAACACGCTGCTCTATCTTGCTCATCGCCCATTCGCTATCAAGGGCGTTGATTTGATTGAGTAGTCGCTCTCGCTCCATTGTGTAGGTTTCGTGGAGGTTGTCGGCCTCTCGCCTATACTTGGCGGCAAGCGTCATTTTGTCACACTCCCTGCGATGCTCCATCGCACGAATGTTGGCACTATAGCCGTCTTTCAGTTCTCGCATCTGCTTGTGCAGTGCGCTGCGCTGGTTGAGGTACTGAACTTCATTCATAATTGCGTATTTTTTAATTGGTTAATATTGGGTGATTTGGAGGCGGCAGCGGTGTCGGACCGCTCTTTGTGTAAACAATAACAAATCACAACTTTTTGAAAAAGTAACTATGAAAGCAAAAGATGAACTTCACTTAAAAAGAACTGCGTTTGATTTCCAACCGAGGTGGGGGTGTCGCCTCCCCTCGCCGCCCTGGGGGTTAGTCGTCTATTCCTCCTATATCTTTCTCCTTTCTTTTTCTCCACCTCCCACCCCTCTCCCTTGGGGTGGCACACTGGTCTCCAGTAGTGCCACCGAGGTCAAGGGTTGCAGGGCTTCTCAGGGCTTCTCACGACCCAGAGTTCCGAGGGTTTAGAGAACGTGGATAAGTTAAATTGTTTGTTTAAGTTTGTTTATTCAAAGTAATAATTGTCAGTAATTTCCGCTCGGTGCATCGCCACAAAGGGCAGAAAGGCGTTGTCGAGGAAGTCGACGAGTTGCTGGCGACAAGTAGGTAGAGTGTGCCGATAGTCCTCGATGCAAATTTCACCCTTGTATGGTTGATTTTTGCCCGTCACTTCGACAACCAAGTAGTCGAAGTGGTCGTAGTCGCCGGCGGCTATCATGCCGCTGCCGGCAAACATCAAAGGATAGCAGATGTGCTGCCAGTGCTGGCGGAACTTGCCCACGTTGTAACTCGTTGTGCTTTTGAGGTCTACAATTCGAGTTGTGCAGACGTAGTCGGCGAAGCCGTAGACTTTCACCCTCGCCCCCATCGGCGTTTTGACGATGCAACTGCCGTACACCTGGCAATCGCCAGCATCTGTGAGTAGGGATGCAATATTACGGCACAAATCTCCGTCGAATAAGTAGGTATTATCGTGTACGACCGAACCGAAGTACTGGCGTTGTGCATCGTCACTGCGAGGTTGGAATACCAGTGCGTCGATAATCTCGTTCAACGCTGTGCCTCGGTCGGCTGCCTCGGTGTAGGGCTGCTGAACTCTGTTGAGTTTGGCAATGAGGTCGTTTTTAGCGACCTCAATCGCCTGCTCGTCATCTTGCGACACCATCCACTCGTAGGCATCTAACAAGGTAGGGGTGACCTTTATGTCGTAATCTCTATTCATAACGCATTCTTTCACGGTTGAGGGTCAAATTTAACTCTGCAGCCTTATTGGCGATGGTGCGAGACATTCGGGTCTTTAAGTCGCCCACCGCCGGGGTGTTCATGGCGATTTCGAGCAGCCCATTGAGGGTCTCCGCATCCTCGCAGCCTGCAACTTCTTCGGCAAACATTCTCGATTTCTCCTCCACCTCTTTGGCGACCGCCTGGCGGCGAGCGTTCTTCTCTGCCTGCCGCTGCTGATACTGCTCGAAAATGCCCGTCAAAAAGTCGTTAGGCTGGCCGACTTCAAGCGTCGGTATGTCGTAGTAGGGAGCAAAGCCCCCTGTGTTCTTGCCCTCCGACCTCGGCGTGGGGTCAAAGGTCAAGCGACGCACCGACTTGCCCCTCACGGTTACCATCTCCATGTAACCACATAGGTCGAGGTCGCATATAACGTCCTTATAATTGGATGCTCTAAATTGCGGCACATAGCGTGTGTTGTCGCCGTCTTTCTCGACTTCGCGCTGGCAGATGTAGAGGACGTTTAAGCCCATCGAGTTGATGTTGCGATTGAACGTCTTGAAATGGTTGTTGATAATGCCATATTGGTTGATTTTAGGCGTTGCCGTACCGCATACGCTGACAGTAATGCTGTCAATCAACTTGCTGGCAGTGTCGATAATAATGGTCTTATAACCGCCTGCCTGCACCTCGGGGAGTGCCTGCTGTGCCTCCTCGAAAGTCGTGACTTGCACAGTTGGAATTTGATGCTCGTCTCTCAATCGGTCGGCTCCGTTGTCGAAGTCGAACAGCACGGCGTTAGGTGCTGAACAAGCGAGGGTTGTCTTGCCCATGCCGCTTTGTCCGTAGATTAAGCAAGCCACTGTCTGCTTGCTAATAATTTCATTTGGTTTTCTAATTAACATAATGTTGTGGTTTTTAATTGGTTAATATTTGATTAGTAAAGTAGTGCTTTAAGATTGAGTGTTGCCTGCCTCTCCCTCTTCGACGGCACACGTCTGCCCTTTTGGTAGGCGACGACATCGCCTCGGCGAAAGTAGGTGCGAGAACGCCTCGCAGTGCCGTCACCGCTCTTGTACTTGGGCAAATCAAGATGATACACGGCGGTGGTCGTTATCCCCAAGAGGTCGGCGACTTGCTTGGTGGATAGTAACTCTTCATCGTCAGCGGTGGAGGGGTGTGCCGTCAGTAGTCGCTCTATTCTGTCGAGGCGTTGTGCCAAATCTTCGAGGGTGATGGTGTCCATTATTCGAAATCGTTAAGAGTTGCAGAGGTAATCACACAGTTGTCGTCAAAGATTGGCGAGCCGTCATAGCGACCAATCGCTATCGCTTGGTCGCCCCAACAAGTGCATAGCGACACTGCCTCGGGGTCGATGCCACACGCAACGGCGACACAGTAGAGGTCTATTAGCGATATGCCATATAGCACCTTGCGGAGATAGACGACACTGCCGTCAATGTATGCGTCGGTGTCGGTGAACTCCCATTTGTCGGTACTATACTGGCGGTCGAGAATGCCGGCGACAAACATGGCAATCATCTTGCCTGTGTGCTTGTAAACGATTTTTTCCATAGTGTTGTGATTTTATTGTTATTAATTGATTTCAAAAAAAAAAGAGGAGTGGCGGAAGTCGTAAGACTGGCCAAGCACCGCCAGCCCCTCTCAGGCTTGCGAAGGCCTTAAGGCATCTTTAAGATTTCTTCATTGACATAATTGCGAGGAGCGTTGTAGAACTCGGCAATCTCGGAGACAATCTGCGACCGGTGGTCATTAAAGATTTTCTCCGCTATAAGCATATTAACATTTGTTTTCATAGTTAAAAAATTTTATTAATTTTGTTGTGTTGTTTGTTGATATGTTTGCAAAGATACAAACTTTTCTTTAATCTACAAAAATATTTTTAATCACAATACATCATGAAAACACAAAGCAAAGAGTATCAAAGAATTGAACAAATAAAAAATTATTTGGATATTTCTTTAGACACTGAATTTTCTCGTTATTTAGGGCTTAAAAATTCCCAAATTTTGAGCGAAATCAAGCGTGGAAAATCAAAAATTTCCACCAATCTTGCTGCCATTATTTGCGAGAAATGCCCTAAAATTGATTACGAATGGATTTTGACGG